CATTCTCTGTCTAATCTACCTATTCAATTTCTAAACTTACACGAGGATATTTAAACCGAGCAATAGCCATTTTTAGAAGCTCTTGCCAGTCTCTTTCGACTATAGCTAACTCTTCTTCTAATGTCCATTCATCGGCAGTTATTCGCGCTAAAAACGCATCATAAACCTTTAAGAAGGGTGTTGCCATATCTCATCACTTCTCTTCTGCTTCATGTTTTACTGCAATAGCATTAATAACATCGATTCCGCAGTATTTCTTAATCAAGGCAGTAATACCAGGATTAGTAATTTTATGTTCAACGGCTAATGTCACTGCACTTTCCTTTTCAGCTTCAGTTGCCTTTGGAATAAATTTAGCAAAAGCAGTTACATCGCCCTTTATTAGCATATTTTCAATATCAGATGCCTCTACTACATTAGAAACAACTTCAACTTGTTGATTTTCCTCAACACCAAGAATCTTCAAATAATGCCCTTTTACTAAAGCATTAAATCCAGCGTCAAAAGTTAATTCATCATAATCTTCCGGTGATACCGCAATAACACGTCCCGGTTGTAAATCTCTGTTTAAATTAATCTGTGGTACATATAAAGATACCATAGATGTACTTACATTTTTAATTTTAATAGCCATAATATTCCTCCTTTAACTCCAAATAGGGAAGGGATTATCTCCCTTCCCTAATATATTTATTAATGTCCACGATTATCAGTATAACCATCATCTAGACTTGGAACTAAAGCCTGGTTATAAGCTTCCCAACCGCTACCATCATCTAGAGCACTATTGTAATAGATTCCCCAATAATTTGGTAGAGTAAATAAGCCAACACCAACCTTTACATAGCCCTGTAAGGTGAATTGGTTATCGCCTTCATGGTCATCCCACTCACGGAAGTAAGGAGAACCTTCGAAAGCCATCTTGATAATCTTTTCTTTACCAGCTGGTAGTACGTATGCGAAAGAAGGATTAAAGACTAGCTTTGTATTCTTCTCATCGGTCCAAGACTGTGGCATTACTACAACTGGTACGCCCTGGAACTTACCGACATAGCCGCGATCGCGGACTTCCTGCATATCAACATCAGAAATCTTGGTGGTGTTATTATAAATAATAGCATTTACCATTTCTGCTGCGAATTCAGGAGTGCAGTAAATAATTGGGCTGCCATAAGGAGCAACAGTGTTGCATAGTTTCTTCATGGCGATAGGATTGAAAGCATTAGCAGCAACCTTGTTACGTACTGGACGACCAGCAGCGTTCCAAGATTCTAGTAAGCAACCCTGTACCATTTCAAATAGACGATCTACGATACCTTCTTGGATAATCTGATAGATCTCAGTCATATTCTCTAAACCATCGAGATAACGCTCGAAGTCTACATATCCAGCACCGCCGATTGCTTGGATATATAAATCAAAGCGATCGCGATCGAGACGGAAGGTCTCATAGTTACCGGATTCGGTGGCACGGGTAACAAACTGCTTACCACGTTGATGTCCACGAACTACACGGAACTCTGGGCGTTGACCCTGAGCATAATATTTTACTTCGACGAACATATCTAGAGCAGCCTTTACATTCTGTGGTAGAACTTCCTCTAGATTCTCTTCTAATAGTTCAAAAATTTCATGTTTATTCTGCTCGAATACATGACGATTGAACTCCATAGCGCCGGTCTTACGATTTGGTTTGCACATTAACTTAGAAAGTTCATCGCGAAGAGCGGCTTCATAATCATAATTTTCTGCTGCAAATTCAGCAGGAACGGCACGACCAAATACGCCGTTCATTAAAGTATGTAGCTTATTCATAAGTCGCACCTCCATTATACTCTCATAATCTGATACTTAACGCCGAGACCGCCGTTAGGAATCGTATAGAATTTTACAATCTTACCATAAATGCCAGATCCTGGAGCACTCTTAACAATCTGTGGAACAGCCTGTTCAGTAGTAGGAGTAGCATTCTGTCCTGCTGCTTTAATAGCAACATAAAGAGGTACTGTATCAATGTTCTTTAGAGCATCTAATAGTACTTCTTCGGAAGTTTTCTGATCATCACCAGTAGTAACTGCTGGGAAGACAGTATCATCATACTGTAAGCAGTTTGTAGTTACAGTATCACCTAAACCGAAGATACCAACACGAGGATAATCCCCGGCGATCTTGCGGCCAAAGCGTTGTAGACCATAATGCTCACGGTCATATTCTTTTTCAGTTGTATAAACAATACCAATTGGAGAATCAGTTGCAGCAGCTGGCGGATTAATAGCGCCGGCACCTTTATCAGCAACAACCCACATTCCGTTTTCGCAAGGATTAGCCTTAGTGAAAGCGGTTCCGAGAGGGGTCTGAGAAACAACCATACCAGTCTTTGGGAATGCTACTTGGTTTAATTCGAGGCTGGCATATAGCTTTTCATCGGGATCGCGATGCTGAGCAACTAAATCATCAACTACATTGGTGATTGGGAATCTTTGCATTGCCATAATTTATTCCTCCTTAGTTTTTGCGATATTTTTGCATAAATGTCGCGAATTCATCAACAACGGGTTCTGGTAGTGGAGCTATATCCTGTACACTGCCAGCCATATGTTTATTAGCATACATAATTGCTAATTTGCCCTCTAAATCAGCTAAAGCATAATCACTTAGATGTTCACGAATCTCTGCGACAGATTCATCATCTAGTTCATTTGCATAACGATCTACTAGAGCAGTTTTTTGTTCTACTTCTACACGAGCACGCTCTGCTGCATAAGTAGCAATCTCATTACGTAGTGCGGTTTCAGTCTCAGACGCGGATGTAATCTGGGCCTCTAATTCAGCAATACGATTTTGTGCATTTTCATAGTTAGTAGTTAATTCATTTAATTGAGATTGGAGTTCAGCAATCTTAGCTTCAAATTCTGCGTTTGCGGCCGCATTATCTTCAGGCTCTTCAGGCTTAGCTTCCTCCTCAGGCTCCTGACCTTCGGGTTTTCCTTCAGGTTCTTGGGCAGGTTCAGCAGCAGGCTCTGCTGCTGGTTCTGCCGCTGGTTCTCCTTGGAACTCAGCTGGAGCTTCTTGCTCCTGTACAGCAGGTTCTTCCTGCGCAGGAGTGGTTTCAGTGTTTACTTCGGGATTGAGTTCATTTTCCATCTGATGTTCCCCTCCTTCTAGATTCTTTTCTGCCTCTTCAACTCGTGCTTTCACATCAGCTAGAAGTGAAGAGAACTTTTCATATTGTGTTTTATATTCTTCATCCTTCTTAGAGAAGAAAGAAGATACTGAGAAACATGGTTCATGATTACCGATTATACATAAACCAAGTATATCAGCTTGAGTATACACAAAATACTCAATACCATTTATATCAGCCCAATCGCCTTCGATTGAGTTAATATCTAATTCCATACTTTGATTCTAACCAACTACAAAGTTAGCTTCATCAAAGTATCTTGTAAATAATACGACAGAGAATACTGCATAATCACGAGTAACTCCATCTTTATCTTCAAAAGGTTCCCAGCCTTCAAAACTTTGTACATAACCATAACCATTTGCGAGTGTAGGTCCTGTATGGCTAGCCCAACCTTTAGATTCTGGATCAAAGAAGCCCACGACTGGAGTATCACCCTAAGTAGCACTCTTAATTAAACGATCTGCGATTTCGTCAGTAATATAAGAGCCATTGCGATTTCCATACTTAGTAAATACACCAACTCGTAGACGATTTAAACCCTAGCTTTTATCAATAGACTCTGCAGGAGACATAATAACGACATTATCAAAATAAACCGGAATCTATTTCTTACTCATAATTATACCTCCTTATCCCATAGCATCAATATTTGCTTGAGTTTTTTCTGTTCTTTGTTCTGCAGGGAGAGAAGGACGCCCTCCCTTATTAGTTATGTTTTTAGCATTAGACCCACTACTACTTTTTTCTTTTGAAGAATTATTTTTTTCTCCATTTCCATCACCAGTATATGAAGACATTAATGGAATCATTTTTTCGTGCATCTTTAAGAAATCATTTTCAAATGCTACCAAACTTAACTAACTTGTCTATTTAATTCCTAATGCTACACCGGCACGCATTTTAGAGTATCCAAATTGTGCCCCTTGTAAGCATTGTGCCCAGTAATCTTTCTAATTAAATACGGTAATAGGAAGAATCTCAAAATCAAAAGTTAATCCAGTGCGAGAAAATCTTTTATTAATTAAAAACTTAATCCAAGTATCATATGCACTTAAATAACCTTTAATAATACTTTCATCCTTTCTAACTGACATTGTTAAAGATGAACTATTATCTGAATTAAATAATAATGAACTGCGGCCTAAAGCATCCCATACCTATTTATCATATTTTTCAATACGATTTGCAGATTGAGTTGCCGCGGAAGAATCCTATAGATTTTCTAACTTTGCTTCACCAAGGGTAGTTAATACATCAACCGTATCAAGCTATCTAAGCATCTCAGCAACACCGGCATGAATCTATTCAATTTCATCTAATTCAAATACTAATTCACCATTACTATCAATAGGCATTTGTTGAATTAATAACTTATATAATTCATTCTCATCACGTTGTTCCTCACGAGCAATTGCATCCTTTAATTTTCTTAATTGAGGAATTGCCGCGATAAGTAATGGAGTCTGATCTTCTGAGAAACAGAAAGTTACTCCACCTGCACTAGCAGGTATCATAATCCAAGGATCTGTTAGTTTCTTATTCTTATAATCACGCCATGCTTTCTAGACTATTTCTGGAAATGTCTATACGGCAAAATCACGTTCAGCATCATCAGAATACTTATAATTAAAATAAGTAATATCAAACTCAAGAATATTTAAATTATTTAAATCTTTATATCTAGTACGACAATGTGAAAGCGGGAGGTCAATTACTGTTACCTTTCCACCTTTTTCTTGTAGCATACCAAAATATACACCGGTTTTTAGCCATTCTTTAGTGATTCTAAAGAGAGTATTTTTAATATCTAATTTTTCTACAAAATCACAAGCATTATAGAAAGCTTTAGTAATCTATGTCTATGAACCTTTTCCACTTTCAAAAATAGGGGTTACCATTGTATAATATAGGGGTAAGCCCGCAAGAATATCAATGTTCTATCTATATAGACTATTAGTTCTATAGTAATAACGAGACAATTCCCTTATTTCTTCTAAACTTCCAGAACATATAATATCTTCAATCTCTTCAACAGTAAAATCTCTATTTCTTACACTGTTTGAGCGATAATTGCCCCAGCGATTCATTTGTTGATGAGAATCTATTGGGACTCGTGTAATCTAATAGCGTTTAGCTACAGACTAAAAATTTTGAAATCTGTTTTTATTTTCCACAATCTTCACCCCCTATTTTTAGGAGAGAAGAAGACATACTAATTAATCTTTTTTCTTCTTTTCCTGAAAATTTCTTTATCTTCATAGTATTTGATACGATAGAGCGCATATTCAAGCGCACTAAATCTATCCTTTTCAATAGACTTGGATATACGTTCGACTTTATATTTATTCTCAATGCCTGTAGGCTTTAGCCGCAAATTATTTAATTCATCCATAAGTCTTGAAGTCATTTCATATGGTAATAAAAACTTACGTCTATCATAAGACGTCATTTTCTATCCTTTCTTAGTCTACATTAACTTATCTTTTACTACACGCTCGTGTGCCAAGAATGAAGTAGAACCATTATTTACAGCAGTTAAGAATGCAGCATTAATTTCGTCTTCATTACTGGCACCAGCCTTAATATCATAAACAATAGCATTAAAATCTGGTTTTGGTTCTTCAGCCTCCTCACGCATTTCTGGAGGTAAATGATTCTCATCATTAAAGGTAAAATATGCAGGAAATGATTCGCCTGTTTTTCCATCTACAGATGGAATAGCCATAGCATCCATTAAGCCAATACCCGGACCGTTACCATCAATAACGATTTCCCGCGGATTAAAGAGCTAAATTAATTTTTTAAGACGTGGTGCCTACTCTGTAATATAGTTAGCACCATTTATAACTTCTGTATAAATTACTTTTTTCTTGAAACGCTAGTCCCCAGGTAATACCTTTATTACCATAATAGCAGTATTAGCACTATAACGACCAACGTCACATCCAATTAAATAAAAGCCACCAGGAGGTAAAATCATCGCTTGCCGTTCACATTTTAATAAACAACGATGTTTATTAAGTTTGCGGCTATCGAGCCACGCATCTTCACTATTACCAGACCAAATTGATAATGATTCGCGCGCGAATGAATCCTCACTTACAGTATTAGAATAACGTTGGTCTAATAAGGTTGCTTTATCTAATAACCCATAATGTAGGGGTACCTCATATGAGAGTCCCCAGCTAAAGTATTCTTTTGGACGCAATACCGCATTTACAGTAACCTCAATCAATTTCTGATACATAAATACAGTACGTTCTGCGGCGGTTGTGATAAAAATTTGAGCAGCAGATGGTTCATTTGGATTGATGGTACCATCAACTTCTCTTCTCGCAATATTCATTTGCGGCCAAAGTACTTCGTTAAATGGGATTTCTTCAATTAATGCGGCTTCTTCGAGGATAGCGGCGGTAGCACGTAAACCACGAGATGTATCTTTAGATACTACAGTAATAGTACTTTTATTTTTTAATACAATCTCATAGTAGTTGCCGCTAGATTTAATACCAGTTTTACCATCTTCTACACGAGTCGCTAACTCTTTACGAAGTAAAGGCCAATGTCTAAATATCTCTTCAAACTTTGCTTCAGCAATTTTAATAACTGTACCTTTAACGTCAGATGCAATCATTATAGTGGATCGCGGCAAAAGCATAGCTCTCATAAAGGCACTAAGATATGCAGTAAAAGATTTGGATGTAGCACGTGTAGCGGTCCAAAAATGATACCTATAACGCATACTCGCCCGCAGGCTAATACGTTGGAATGGCATTAAATGAAAGTGCTTTGCATCTTCCTAATCTTGTATCATATCTAATAAAAGGTCAGGATATCTAATCCAAAGATCTAGATATTGTGTAAATAATTCTTGATTATTATCAAGGTATTCACGCGTTAGTACTACACCTTTCTCTATAGGTATTCCATCACGCATCAGTACCTCTTTGAATTCACTCATCTATACCCCCTCCAGTTAATTCGGCGGCGAGCATATCATCTCCCTCGTATTCAATATCTGCAGTTTCATCGAAATCTACTTTTTCATTCTCAATTTCTTCAAGACGTTCAGTCATATTATAGCGTGCTTTCTTATCTTCAACCTATTCAGCAAAATTACCTTCATTTATAACTAAACGTTTGAGATAGTTCTAAATATTCTCCATCATGAAGTCGATGGAGTCTTTTGGTTCTGTATGCCAGTTAGGATGCCATCCTTTTTTGCCATAATATACCATTAACTCACCAACGGATTCAAAGTCTGCATTTGACTTTGCATTTGAGGCGGTAAATCCATATGTCTTAACAATGTCATCCTTCTGTTTCATCATTTTAGAAACATCTATGCCCGCGCGCAATCCTTCCTTTATATGCAACTATAACTCACAAAAGTCTCGCGCAGTTTCCTACAGAATAGGAGTGGATACATTCTGAGTAGCAACAATGTTATTATATAGATTATCTAACCACAATAACTGTTCGGGTTTATAGGACCCAGACCAAACTTTTCGTAATTTTTTAAGTTTAGCATCTCCTAATGCCTTTATCTCATCATCAATAGTACCTTCTTTTTGCGCTTGGCGCCATCGTTCGTTTTCGTCTGCCCATTTTAAAGGCTCATAATGATCGTCATATAATAGATTAAAGTAAGCAGTTAATGTATGGTCTTTATGTTGGGCATATAACTATGTCCATTTATTCAAATCGAATGGTAGGTCTAACCAACGCATTAACCGATCAACCTCACCCAAATTATCTTGCTTCACCATAGTTTCTAGGCACGGTGTACAAATATACGATTTTCCGCCTGGAAAGAACTTGGATGGAGTATCTTGAAATTGCTCTAGCGGCCGCTCCTACTTACATTTTATACACTTTTTCACGTTTGTCATGTACTGCAACAACTCCTTTTTCAATTCTTACCGCACGCTCACATTCTTTGCAAAAGCGTGCGAACTAAGATTTCCTTGCTCTATTGTAGCTAAAGAATAAAGGATCACGTGGATATTTTTTTCCGCAACGTAAACAAGTTATTTTTTCTTCATCTGGCGTATTAACTTCCATTTCAAGTTTTGCCGCAACTTTAGCAATCTTTCTTGGAATCTCAATTGCAAATACAGTAGAGAGGTGATTAAGATGAAAAGTAAATCCAAACTTCCATTCAACTGCCTACATGATTTCTTCATACGGCATTCTCTATATCTTTAAATCAATCATATACTACTTAAGTTCAGAGAATTCACAAAGCTTGCAGTACCTTTCAAAATCCCAGAAAAGGGTGCGGGCATAGGTATCTAGTTTGTCCCATACTTGCAGCCGCAAATCTGGATATATATTCATAAAGGCTTGTATATGCTACGGGTTCTTCCAATCAAATGTATGGCGGTAGACCACCCATTTTACTTCTTCTTCTCCAAACTCATTTAGGCGCACTTCATAGTCTTTTATATTTTTAGAGATGAGTCGGGTGTAGGCATGATCAACCTTGTATTGCCACTATTCGCGCGATACCCAGTAAAATGAGTCAGAGTCAAGATGATAGTATTGTGTTTTAGGGTGGTCTAGCGCCTAAAAATGTAAGCACGGTTTATAGGCATCTAGTAAGTCATATTGAGTTCTTCTTAAGTCAACTAGCATATGTTTTAGACGATATAGGCGATAGGAATCGACATTTAGGTCTGTGTCTTCATCGGGCGGCAATTTGCCTTCTAGCTACATAATCCACTTATCGAGTTTGTCAATGGAGTCCCATAGGTCTACCATTCCAGGTATGTCACTATCTCCGGGATCGATTAATTCGCCGGTTTTCTTGTCATACTTGGGGCGGTGGATTGTGCGTGTTGGCTTTTTGTAGGGGTCGCGCTTATGCGGTGACTTCATTTGCTCGTGGTCAAATAGTGGGTTTTCGAGAAGTTCGTCTAGGGAAATTACCTTTTCGGAGGCGCGGGCGAACGTGGAATAGCGGCGCTAGCCATCATCCGTAGTTTCGTGCCTATGGATACTATTCTATCCATTCTCATCCTTTCCATACAAAATATAATTTGCCATCTACTCCAAATCCGTATTATTGGGATTTTTTTCCAATTTGTCTAAAATGTCGTAAATTGCGGCGACTCTATCAGTATCGCGTTCTATCGTATAATCTAAGTCGTATTGTTTTTTCATACTTATCACCTCTTTTTTTATTTTATCATATTAGATTATATATTGTCAAATGTTTGATTTTAAAAAAAGTTGGTGGAAGATGGGGAGGTCGGGGTATGAGATTCCGCAAGATAGACCAGACTCCCGAAATATATCCCCTCTTGTAATTCTGGACAACAAAAAACAGGTTGTACAACCTGTACAACCTGTTTTCCTGCTTTGCTTTATGCTCTAAAGTTCCGTAATGTTGAACTTGTCCACCTTGTACAATTAAGCAAAGTATAATCCTGTCTTGCGGTAACCCTAAAATGGAATTGTCTTGTTAATTCTTCCACTTTTTCGGGAGTGATTTTCTTACGGATTTTGAATGAATGAAGGTTTTCATCACGATCAAAGCAAGTGTTTTCAATCCATAAGTCGATAGAATCATCATAACCGTCATGATTAACGAAGATGTAAACCGTAATGCAGAACAAAGGAAGCAACATATTTTTCAATCCCCTTTCATTATTTGTTCACGGTCAAACCGTGAAACATTCCATATACTTTAGCACCAAACATTGTATCAAAAACCTTTTCGATTGTATAAATCCCCTTTTCCCTGTCTACATAATAAAGACAGAATTTATCAAGAAACCCGAACTTGTAAATATACAGATGATTCTTTCTCATTGCTATTATCTCCTTTCTTTCACTGGACAAGGGGAAACCGTTTCCCCTTGTCCAGTCTTTCCTTTAGTCCTCTGCTTCTTCTTCCTGCTTTGCTGTCTTTCCGTAGTTCTGCAGAAATTCAATCTTTTTCTTGCTATTCTTGATTGTCTGCAATTCCCAAACATACACACCAGCGACGCCGGAACGAGTCGATTCCTTGAAAAAAGTTCCGATTCCTTTAGGATAAGTTGCTAAATAATCGAAAAATGCTTTGTACGTGGTTTCAATATGAATACTGATATCATATTCTTTAGCAGGTTTTTTTCCTTCCTTCCGTTTCGCTTCTTCCTCCCCTTTCTTGACGGTTTTCGCTCCGTTCATTCCTTCCTTGTTGGCTTTGTATTCATAGTCCCACCGCAACAAGGTTTTTTTCCTCTTGTATTCTGCTATGACTTCCTCAAAAGTTGCGGAACGTTCCGAACGAAGCCAATCACCGCAACCCGTTTTCTTCTCATAACTAATTTTATTCTCCCTGTCGTAAAAGTCGCTCTTTCCTTCTCCGTGTTTCAAAAATTCCCTGATTTCAACATGTCCAGCAATCATAGAATACAGTTCTGTCCTGTCCTTGATTTCCTCCATAATTCCGTTATATCCCAATGACTCCCGATTATAGAAAACGGAGGCAACCTTGATAAAATCGGGAACAAGTTCAGCAGGAACATTGTCCGATAAATGGAAATGGCGGAAGAAAAGACAGCGAATTAATTTCTGCTTTTCTTCTGCTGTCCGTTTCGTTTTGCTCTGCACCAGTTCCGTTTTGATATCGGACAGGAACATTTGCAGATCAACCTTTTCCAACATTTTACCCATTGTGAAAACCCCTTTCTGTATTGGTAACCCCGCAAGCATGAAAAAATTTACTTGCTATGCAAGTAATTCAATATGAATTATTGCTTTTCCTGCCAAAAATAACGATTTAAGAAAAACTTAATATTTTTAATACTTTTGTAACAATTTCCGGGACAGAAACTGTCCCGCGGGACAGAAACGATCCCGCCCTTTTCGGGTACTTTCACACGCTAAAGCGATAATACTTTCATGCGCTAAAGTGATCGTGCTTTAGCGTATGAAAGTATTACGGTACCGAACAAAAACCCGAACATTCTGTATCGAATAAATGAAAATGTTCGGATTTCACCAGATTTGACAAATTTAACATTTTTGTAATATACCTTTGATCCAATATAAAAACCCTGGAAGCCTTGATTTATAAGGCTTTCAGCCGTTTTTAGGTGATGAACACTTAATAATTCAGTAGACAAAAAATGTACTTTTATGGTAGTATATTACGGTAATATGACGGATTTCGGGAGGTGGAGCGCAAATGTTACGAAAGTGTTACAAATGTTACAAAAGTGTTAAGTGCCGATCCTCAGCCCTGGAGATACCTCACCTGATGAGGTATATGCCCCGTACCGGGTATATACGCGCGGGACGAGCTGGGAAAGCTGGCAGCTGGGCCGCTTATATACGCGTACGCGAGCTGCGAGCTGGGCCAGCTGGGTATATGCGCGCGAGGGCGAGCTGGATAGTCTTAGGTGGGTACCACCTAAGATAAAGAAGGATTTTCCTCTCTCTCTGTCGAATACTACGGTATCAAGATTTTAAGGAGGATTTACCTATGTTCACTATCATTCTACTGACCGCTAAAAATGGTTACTTCTACCGCGCCGGCGAGCGCATCGCAATCCCGGTCTATCCGGAAGCGACTGCCGCGGATGTTCTCCGCATCGCACGCACGGATGCCGCGAACCGCCAATATCATGCAGTTGGTATCCGCGTAGGTAACCGAACCAATAGTCCGGTCATGTGGTTAAAGTAACCCATATGGTTACATAATAATAAATTATGTAACCAAATATTTTTCTTAGGTGGTCAACACCTAACATGAAAAAAGGGATTTTTATATCCTATGTCGAAATACATAGTATCAATTTTTTAAGGAGGTTCCCCTATGAACACTATCGCCAACAACATCCGCATTTGTGAACTGCCCGATTACTGCAAGTGTTCCTCTCATCGTCACCCCTTGCCCGAATTGAATTGTCATTGGGCAAGCGACGCTCGCCGGTCCTATCCCTTCATTCTCGCCATTACTGGCAACATTACTACGGCCGAAACCTTCCCCTACAATCGGCAGGAATACCGCAGGACAGGCCGTTGCTATCGTTTCCTTCGTCGGGCGAATTATCGTGGCGGTGAATTCCGGGGTTGGGGACAACTGTCCTTTACCTTCGAGATTCTCGAACACATTCCCACGGGCGAACAGTTCGCCATTATTCGGGACGTGATTCGGGGAGGGGAGTGTTACTAAAAAATCGGGCGGTTTACCGCCCTTTTCTTTTGTCAAGTTTTTCTTAGGTGGTCAGCACCTAATATTAAAAAAGGGATTTCGGTACTGCGTGTCGAAATACATAGTATCAATTTTTTGAAGGAGGAACCCCTTATGAAGTCTATCCACGAAAACCGCACCGCCCGCGCCGCCCGTGCCATTGCCGCCCGTCTTGAGTCTGAACCGGAAGTCCGTCTTTATGCGCGCACGGAGCACGCCGATTGGGTTCTCTTCCGGATCCATCAGTATCTGAATCACTATTGCGGCAGCTATTGCTTCTCTACCGTGCAGGGCGATCCCACGGTGATCGTCACCAAGAATAGGGGGTAACCCCTATTTTTTTTGTGCTATCAAACCTTAGGTGGTGAGCACCTAATAGTTGCGTTGACAGAAAAAACTTGTTATAATATAATTAGAATGTCCCAAGGGACTACTATAGTTTGAGGAGGTCAAAACTATGTTTATTAAAGTTACCCCTTTTGAAGCCGCTCGTGCTCTCGCTCGTGGTAAGATGGTTTGGGATGATTGTGATAATTTGGCGTGGGCGGTAAAGCTGGAAGCTGGACAGCTGCGGCGAGCTGGCAAGATGCGTGAGCTGCGGAAAAATGCTCGCTTTTGCAAGCGTTATGGCTATCTGTATCTCTACAAGAAGGGCTAAGGCCCTTTTTATATTCTTAGGTGGTTAACACCTAAGAATAAATTGACAAAATAGTGCAGATATGTTAATCTTGTATCATCAAAGAAGGAGGTAACCGCCATGTTTCAGGTAGTAGATCAGTGGGATTGCGTAGTGGCCGAATTTGAAAACCGTGAGGATGCCGAATCTTACATCTTCCAGAGGATGCAAGCATACAAGGGCCGTAGGTGCATTGCCCCGAAATGGACTATTCGGGAAGCGTAATCCAGAAGGTGACCGTATGGTCACCTTCTATAGATATTAGGTGGTGAACACCTAAGAAAAAATTGACGCAAATACTATACCATGTTAATATAAGATATCCCCTCAGGGGAAATAAAATGAACGAGGTGCCCACCATGTATACGATCGAGCTGAAGTACTACAACCCCATTACTGGTAAGACTTTCCACAACTTCTTCCCTGCCGCTGAAGTCAAGCTGGCCCGTGACTATCTGGATGACGCCATGGCCTGTAACAACATTATCCTCATCTGGCGTTTGGTGCCCACAGAGCGGATTGTCGTGAAGTAAGAAAAAGAGCGGGGCTTTCCCGCTCTTTCTATTTCTTAGGTGGTGACCACCTAAGAATATCTTGACATAATCAGGCCAAAATGTTAAAATGGGGCGTGCCCCAAAGGGCACCGCCGAAAGGTGTATCAAAAAAACAGGAGGAACCAAAAATGATCAGCATCGAAAAAACCACCGTCCGCCTCATCACCGATACCACCGCTTGCACTGCTAAAATTCAGCGGTTATATGACTATGGCAGCTGGTTCAAGCTCGAAGAAGAAGAATTAACAGAAGCTGAAAAAATTATTGAATTTCTCGATCAGTTATTTGAAAAAGGCGGAAAAATGACAAAATGTTGGGAATTTATCAGTGATGACGATATGAAACAGCATCTGATGACTGTCCACGAATACATCAGCACTCACTAAGGCCTTCGGGCCTTTTCTTTTTATTCAATATTTCTTAGGTGTTTACCACCTAAATAATACTTGACAGAATCACTATGTAATGATAAAGTAGTAGCATCAAAGAAGGAGGTTAATCACTATGAAGTACGATAATTGGGATGACATGATTGATACTCAGGCGACCGCTTTTGCTATGCTTTGTTCTCAGAATGCTCGTATGAACGAGCTCGCTAACAAAGCTGATGACGGTTACAATCATATGTCTAAAGCTGAACAAGCTGAATTCATCAAGCTGTCAGATGAAATCTTCGAAAATCCTTTCTTCTCTAACCGTTGTGAGAAAGAATGGGAAGATATGGAAGAACAGGAAAATCCCGATATTCTGGAAGAAAGACCAAATAGTTGGGATCCATTGGAAGAAGAATCTTATGTGGACTTATTCGGACCATGGTGGGAGTAATCCCACCGGGCGGATTTTGTCCCGCCTTACACAATCTTAGGTGTTAACCACCTAATATCAATTTGACAAAACTATCAAAAATGGTTATAGTGGTATCGTAAGGAGGGATAGACATGAAGAATATTGCAGGTGGGTTATGGTTATGGGCATTAATAGCAAAAGCATTATTAGGCTTTATACCCGCACTTATATTATTTATAATCGGAGCTATATTAGCTGCATACGAACTTGCACGCGAGCTGCAAGCTGAAAGACAAGCTGCCAGCTGGAGAAAAAATTATCCATCTTATAAATACTAAGATGGATATATATTATTAGGTGGTAAACACCTAAAATGCATATTGACAGATTTTCTATATAGATATAATATAGTATCATCAAAAGGGAAGGAAAACCCACCAAACCGGAAAGGATTTCTCATTATGAAGACTGTGGATGTTGTGAAGATGGCTCGTGGTTGGTATGTTACTCGCCGCTACTCCGGCATGAACAAGGGAGCTGAGTTCTTCCCCTTCGATACCGGTAAGAGCAAGAAGAATGAAAAGAAGAAGGACAAGTATATTAAGGACTGGACGGGCGAATAATTAGGTGGGCGAGTAATCGCCCACTTAATTTCATTTTTATTTTCTTAGGTGGTAACCACCTAATACTATAATAGACAATATCCCGAAACTGTAGTATTATATAATTGTCCGTAAGGATAATAAAAATAAAGTGAGGAATAAAATCATGACAACCGCCAGCGAAATCCGCAAGATTCTCCACAAAGCGATGGACGCCCGTATTGACTCCGGAAAACAGAAAGCATTTGAAGCACTGGAAAAAATTGACCAATTGGTCAACTATGCCGCTAAAGAGTGTATGACAAGCACAGAGATTTATATCCTTCGCATTGTTACCCTTGATACCTTAGAGGAAAAACAGTCTTATATTATGACTATTAAAGAAGAGTTAAACAATAATGGTTATCACATTGCATTTTCTCCCGGCACAGGTATTTTAAAAGTTACATGGGGATATTAATCCCCTTTTTTATTATCTATATGTTAGGTGGTTGCCACCTAATAAAAACTTGCATATTATTATAATATATAGTAATATATAACTGTCCTCAAGAGGGGCGGGCAGAGCCGTCAGAGCCTTCGCGGTGGGCGGTGTTGACCCACGAGCGTCAGTAAGTCCCGCGACGCCTCCGGACCATACCCATCCGTACGCGGATGGGACCTTTAAAGATTAGGTGGTTGCCACCTAAAAATAAATTGACAGAATCACTATGTAATGTTATAGTTGTATCATCAAAGAAGGAGGTTGACCACCATGATGAGTTTCAAAGAGTTCTCCCATGCCGTGAAAGCCGACGCCCGCCTGACCGACCTGATTGATCGCTATAGCGATCAGACGGACAGCCTGACCGATGACGAGCTGACCGAAATGGTCGATCGGTCGGCTGCCATTTTCGATGAAGCGGACGGGATCGATCCCTATGCGGACTGGGACGAAGAGGATATCTTCGACCCGTCCGAAGAATCCTATGTGGATCTCTTCGGGCCGCAGTGGGAATGACTGCGGGCGGGATTCGTCCCGCCTTGCAAATCTTAGGTGGTAAACACCTAAACTCTATTTGACAAAAATACTAAAAAAGGTTATAGTGGTATTATCAAAGAAGGGAGGATTTTCAAATGATCAACGTGAGAACTATCCGCAAGCTCCAGAACAACGACGGTCTGACACTCAAAGCCGGTAAAATTGTCACCTACAAGACCGGCTGGCAGGTTGCCGACTATGGCAAAGAAGCTGTAACAGCTGAAGCTGCAATCAAGCTGGTCCGTGAAATGGGCGGCAATTGCGGCATTTGGTACGCTAACGGAGTTTACTACATTGACCATAGTTTCCGTGTTAACACGAAAACGGAAGCAATCGCAATCGGCCGGACTTTCAAACAGATTTCTGTTTGGGGATGGAAAACCAAAAAGTTGGCCTACTGCTAATGCCCTTCGGGGCATTAGAAAATATTAGGTGGTAGCCACCTAAGATTCCGGTTGACAGTATAGGGCAAGTATGAGATAATATACTTACCCGAAGGGGACATAAAGAAAGTGAGGAGAACCCAAATGAAAAAGACACTGTACATGACCGCTGCTGTTACCAACTACGGAAATGGAGAAAAGTTTTGCCGTTTCTCTGAATCCATCGGCGATGGAGAGATCAAGACGCGCCGCGTGACAGAGCTGGAAGCTCTCCGCATGATGTGGGAGCTGAAGCTGGCCGGTGGCACCAGAGAAGTCACCATCAACCAGTTCGACCGCGATATTTTCACGGTTTGTACGTACATCTTTCTGGTAGTCTAATACAGCCGCCTTCGGGCGGTTTCTTTATTCTTAGGTGGTTACCACCTAATGTTAGTATGGACTAACTTGGCATAATATGAGATAATATACTTAGCCGAAGGGCAATAAAGAAAGTGAGGAAACCGATCATGAAGAATCCGAAAACCTACAATGTCTATGTCAGCATCACCCTGTACACCGGCAAGCTTGGCAAGTCCGCCCGTATCTACACCAGCGTGGAGAGCTGCAAGCTCGACCAGCATCTGGAAGTCGAGTATCGGAACGGCCAGCGGGAGATGGCCAAGCTGATGCTCCGCTGCATGAAGATGCCGGAAATTCGCCACTACGAAAACGGCTGCACCGTCTACTCTCTGAATGAGTTCCTCGAGTGAGGAACTCATTTTTATATATAAAATATTAGGTGGTAAACACCTAATATTCTTGTTGACAGATATATATATTAGTAGTAATATATAATTGTCCTCAGGGACAGAATAAAATGAAAAGAGGTACAAACAATGGGTTACACGATTAAGGACAACAACGGTCACAAGTACGCAAGCACGCACGTAGTTATCTTTGACGATAACACCGTGGAGCTGGTAAGCTACACAACTACCGTGATCGTTATCACGCCGGACGGCTGGCTCCACGTCAATGGGCTGTACTCCATGACCACTATCAAACACATCGGCTGGTTCATGCGTGAACGGGGGTTCACCTACCAGTTGGCAAAACAGCTGTATCAGGACGGCAAAGAGTTCAATGTGTACACCGGCGAATGCCGGGATAGGGGCTAAGCCCCTATTTTTTTATTCAATAGAGTTTAGGTGGTAGCCACCTAACTTTTTGTTTGACATATATACTAATATCTGTTAATATATACTTGTCCAAAGGGACAATAAATAAAGTGAGGTGCTTACAATGAAAGGTTATTGGATGTTCTATGCTGATGTTTTCGGTGATATCCCTATGGGCTCCGATGGACAGATTAAAGTCCCGTACAATGTTGTACGGAACGATCGCAAGCTGGGCCAGCTGGCCCGTTCCTTCAAGGCTGGCCGTAGGGGTAAGATTTACCTCATGGCAAGCTGGACACAGAAAATGTGTGAGCTGGGGCCTCGTGCCTTTAGTGAATATGTCGCACGCAATGGGGCGGTGATTGAGATATGAGTTCCGGCAATAATAGTGACAGTCCACCCGGATAAAAAACCCCGTGATAACACGGGGATACCCAATTTTAGGTGGTCACCACCTAATTTTTGCTTGCAATTATTCTATAATATGATATAATGTATATGTCGAAAGGAGGAAGGGAAAGTGATTCCACCGGACTAAAATGCCGTATGCAGTAGGAACGGCTACTGACAGGCTGACTAATTTGAGGTGCCGTTTCGCCCCTCACCAGTGCCCATCTATACGGACATCTTACCGTATGGGCTGCCCAAGCTGGTGTTGATATACGGGCAGCTGCGGACTGATCACCCGCAGTTTTCTTTACTCTAATTATTAGGTGGTAGCCACCTAAGATTCTACTTGCATCGAATCTCCATATATGATATGATATAGGTGTCCCGAAGAGGACAGAAAGGAAGGTTGCCCCATGAAATATATTTACATGAGTCTCGCTATCACTTTCTACTCTACCTCTCGCATTCAGCCCGACTGTCGTTTCTATGAACGGGTAGATGGCGGTGAGATGACCGTCCGCAAGCTGTCTATCAATGAAGCACGTAAGCTTCAGTGGGAACTGGTGAAAGCTGGTGCTACACGCACTGTCTGCCCCAATATGTTCAACGACGCTATCTCCAATGTTGATGTGAGCTACTATATGTATCACTAAGAAGAGCGAAAGCTCTTCGCCCGTCCTGCCGGTATGGACGGGCATTTTTTATAAATAATAAATTAGGTGGTGACCACCTAAACTATTATTTGACTTCAATCCCCTATTATGATATTATAATAGTGCGGAAGGGAAATGACCGACTCCTTCCGAAGGACTCAAGTAAGGGGTGCAGAGGGACAGAACCTAATGTAGCCAGTGCGCAGGGCTTCCGGGCTTGAGGACGAAATTTGAAAAATATGGAGGATATTACCATGACAGTTACTCGTGAAGTTAAGCTGAAGGACTTTGAGTTTTGGAGTGGAGCAAAACAGTTTGCCGACCTGCTGACCGCCGCGGAGCTGACGATTATCGAAAGCTGCCTTGACGACGGCACACCCATGTCTGAAACAGAAATTAATGACTTCATTTGGTTCTCGCCGGAAGTCTGGACAGAGTGGATTGGTGAGACGGAAGAATCCATTCTGGCAAGGGGTCAGTGACCCCTATTTTTTGTACTATAAAATATTAGGTGGTAACCACCTAAATATATTACTTGACTATCTATATAAATATGATATAATGATATTGTTCCAAGAGAGAACAGAAAGGCGGTAGCAAGATGGTTAAAATTACAAAAGCACTCGCACGCAAGATGTACAATGAAGGCTCTGAAGTAATGATTATTCCCAGTAAGGTACGACCCACCGGTATCCTTGCAAGCTGGACAACGAAACCTGCCGACGACCCCGATGCAGACTTTGACAAGCTGTGTAACGCTATCTTCTATTACAACTGCTCTCCCGAAACCGGCATGAATCTTGCCTACTATGCGAAAGAGGTGTAAAATATGAAAAAGCGTATCGGTTAAACATAAGGCGGAATATTTCCGCCTATATATTTTTTAGGTGGTAACCACCTAATCATCCTCTTGTAACTGGTCTTGATTTGTAGTATTATAATTACAGGAGGTGTATAACCATGAATGAAGAAATGACTTATCATGTAAGGGTTCAACGACAGGACAGAGTAAAACACATAATAGAAGAAATAGGAATGGGGCAAATCGTCAAAGAAAAGTATACAAGATTTTCACTTGAACAAGCTGGTCGCTGGGTTTGTTTAACTGATACGGGTATAACCATTATCAAATCAGAAGATAAACAAAAAATTATAACCATGTATGTTACAACTCAAAAAGAGCTGGTAGCTGTATTTGGTGGTACTAAAAAAGTTCCTATTTTTCTTAAAAAGAAAGTTGCTCATAATGAAAGTAAATATACGGAGAGGGGTAAAACGATATGGAAATGATTATTGTAAGCTGCGGAATTTTTATAAGTATGATTTTAACTTTTATAAGCTGGATCAAATATGCGTGGCGGTAACGCCACTTTTAAATTTAGGTGGTAAACACCTAATTTATTATTTGACTTATATATAATTTATGTTATAATAATAATGTAAGGAGGGATAGCCAATGAAGAGAAAAACACGAATCAAATCCTATATCGAAATTTCCCGTTCAGTTCGCCGTGAGTTTCCACAGGGATGTTGCGTAACTCGTGTTATTCCTGATAAGCGGCATAAGAAACCTAAATATAAGGAAAGGAGCTGGGAATAATGTGTGAATGTTGGTCTATGCTCTATGGTTGTTGTAATAAAGATGCAAGAGAAGCTGGCTACGATTGCGATGAATGTCCTTATTATAAGGAGGATAGTAAAGAATGAAACGTATTTACGTGGTTATTGGTGAGCTAGAAGATACCAATCAGATTGACAGCTTTGACAGCGCCCACCTGAGCATGAGCCGGGCGGATGAACGCTGTGGCGAGCTGGAAGCTGAGGATGATAGTCATATCTGGTATTGGCGTGAAGTTATATTAGAGGAAGAAGGGGATTAAAATGACAGTAAAAGAACTTATTGAAGAACTTCAACAATTTCCTCAAAATTATGATGTTGTTCGTGGAGATATGGAATATGGGCCATTTTATATTGACACAGTTAAAATTTGTCAAGATAAACATTATCCACAAACTATTTTAATTGGGACTCCTGATGACTGACCCTTCGGGGTCATCTATATATTAGGTGGTAACCACCTAATCTTCTGTTTGACATTATATCTAAGTAGTAGTATCATATAATTGTTCCAAGAGGAACACGAAAGGAGAAAGGTAAAATGAAGGTACTGTATGTTGCTAAAAGTTTCGGTCGTTATCATTTCTTCTCTAACGATGAGAAGCGGACTCAGTGGATTGAAACCCTGCCCGAATATGAGCAGAAGCACGTTGAGAGCTGGGAAGTATCAGTAAGGAGTGTGAAATAAGATGACTACTCGTACTTATTACCTGCCGAAGAATCGTATTTCGATTCATATCCTTAACTATATGGTTGCCCGTGTGGGCTGTAGTATCGGTGATATCAAACCGCTGAAGAATACCGATACGCTGAAAGTTCCTGTAACCTGCAATGACAATGACGTTCAGAAGATTGAACGGATTTTGAATGTCTATGGACTGATGGAGGAGTAAAAATGAGAAACGAAGAAAGTCATGTAAGAATAAATATCGGTGGTTTATTTACCACTCTCCTTGCGATAGTATTCATTACACTTAAATTGTGTCATGTAATTGATTGGTCGTGGTGGTGGGTACTTGCTCCCTTGTGGATACCATTGGCACTGGTTGTATTCATTGCACTCATCATTGCGATTGTATCCTCAAAAGATTAACGGGGCTTTGCCCCTATTTAAAAGATTAGGTGGTTGCCACCTAAGTTATTATTTGACTTTTCCAGAAATCCGAGTATAATAATAATTGTTCCGAGGGGAAAGTGATAAGGGGAAGTTAGTAGGCGAAGGTCGAACACAAACTGGAAACTTCGTCCTCTCCGAACAAAAAAATAACAGATTTAATACTTGACTTTCAAGTAGAAATCTGATATAATAAATATGTCGAAAGACAAAGAATAATTTGTGCAGTAGCGGTCTGCCGTACACTGAAAACCGTGCGTAAAAGGAGTATGTATGAATACGAACGAAATCCTCAACAAGATTCTCGAAATCCCCGGAGCACAGATGGCTCGCTCCAACAAGACCAATTTCGTGGTTATCCCCACTGATGAGGGATACGCCAAAGTAGCAGTAGGAGCTGCTCTTGCGAAGGACACCAAGTCCCATAAGGCGTTCAATGCCGAAGCGGCGATTGCCGAATACAAGGCCCACGAAGCCGAAAAAGCACTTAAGGCCGCTGAGAAGGCGAACAAGCCTGTCAAAGTCAAGGGGCCGAACCCCGAAGCACAGGCACGCAGGGATGAACTTGATGCCGTGATTGGTGCTATGCCTTCCTTCACGGATTGCACTGCAACTGATATTATGAACGCCATTGAAGGCAAGGTTGCCTTCACTCTCACTCCTATGAATGTAGGACAGAGTGCAAAGCGTTTGGTTGCCAGTGGCGTCCTCACAGTTGGCACCAAGGAAAATGACGCCAAGTCTTATTACACTAAGGCTTAATAAGTCGGTGTAATACAACCCCACCACATTAGTGGTGGGGTATTTTATTTGACAAAAAGTTAGGTGGTGACCACCTAATTTATTCTTTGACTTTTCTATAATTTCATGTTATCATATGTATGGTGAATGAAAGGAGAGGATTTTAATGAAAAAGACGATTTGGTTTGATATGGATGGGACGATTGCAGATTTGTATGGTGTTGATCACTGGTTGCCCAAACTACGGTCATCTGACCCCTCTCCATATGCTGAAGCTAAACCGCTGTGTAACTTTAGCTTACTCGCTCGGTATCTGAATAAGCTACAAACTCAAGGCTATACTATCGGTATTATCAGCTGGACTTCTAAAGGTGGGAGTCATGACTATAATTGTGCGGTTAGCGAAGCTAAACGGAATTGGCTGACCGAACATCTTCATTCAGTCAGCTGGGACTATATTCGTATCACAGCATACGGAGTACCAAAAGAAACTTGGATGAAAGCAACCGATGATATTCTGTTTGATGATAACGAAGAAATTCGGAATGAATGGTATGGTGAAGCATATACTCCCGATGAAATCTTCTCAGTTCTGAAAGAACTCATCGACAAGGGATAATTCCTTTGTCCGTACAACTTTAGGTGGTTGCCACCTAACTTAATATTTGACTTAAATGAAAATTATGTTATAATTATATTGTCAAAGGGGATGAGAAGATTTCCATCAAGCACTATAGGATTTCGTAAGTTCCTTTGAATAGGTAGTTTGAGGACGTCCTTCTGCTGAAATAATAAAAAATGGATTGTTTGACGATTCCCCTATCCTTCCGGGCGTGTTCTAAATAGTGGAGAACCAAATATGCAGGGCGGTAAGACGAGGGTGCTTGCTCAGCCGCAACGGTAAAGAATTGGCTTTACCGTAACTCTTTTCTTTATTAGGTGGTTGCCACCTAATAAAAGTTTGACGATATTACTAACATTTGATATACTATTATTGTTCCGGGGGGACGGAACAAAATAAGATAAAGAGAAAGGTAAGAAAGAAAATGAAAGTAAGCGACAACATGACCATTACCAAACGCAGTTCTGATGGTGCGTTCTACGGTGAAAAAGATGGAGTGCAGTATCTCATTGACCGCACTCACGTAGATTATAATATCTACGATGGTTTCTACAATGTTATGCGGTCAACCGCATACGGGGACAGACCTGCTTTGGTGCGTGAAATCATCATCACCAATCGGTATCCTGCCATTTTCGGCACTGCAACGGTAGAAACTACGACTAATGCTCCTGTCCGTTCTTCTACGGACATTCTGACGGATGGTATCCGGAAAATGATGGACTTCTTCAGTGAGTTCTCATTCACTCCTTCCTTCCGTTTCACCAACACCTTCGCCTTTATGGCTTGCAAGAGTAAGCAGGATGCAACAGATTATGTCCGCAACTACTTTGCTCTGATGGATTCTTCCTATGTAAAGGAAGTCGAGCAGAAAATCAAGAGTGCAGAGTTCACTCAGATTGTGAAAGATATTGCCCAGTATGGTAATCCTTCCACTCACATCAATACCCGTTTCAAGATTTACTACGGGAGTGCAGGAACAGGCAAAACCACTCTCGCACAGGAAGAAGCCGAAAATCGGTGTATCGTGTGCAACTCCTCTATGTTGCCTTCTGACTTAATGGAAGATTTCATCTTCAAAGATGGCAACCCCGACTTTAACCCGTCCCTCTTGTGGGACTGCATGGAACAGGGCAAAACCATTGTTCTTGATGAAATCAACCTTCTCCCCTTCGATTCTCTGCGGTTTTTGCAGGGTATTGTGGACGGAAAGAGTGAGTTCTATTACAAGAACCGTCCCGTCCATATTAAGGATGGTTTCCAAATTATTGGAACAATGAACCTTTCTCTTGGCGGTATGACCTATGGACTTCCCGAGCCGTTGGTTGATCGTTGCTCTGATGCCAAAGAATTTGTGCTGACCGCAGAACAGTTGGCAAAATCCGTCATCGGGATGGATGGGGTTTAACCCCATCCAATTTCTCATTGGTTGCTTAGGTGGATACCACCTAATTATCCCTTTGACCGCACACCATACCTATGTTATACTTATAGTGTTCCAAGAGGAACAGAAAGAGAGGAAATTATATGGAACTGTCCTTTGCGAAGTGTGAAACCATTCTGAATACCCTGCCTATCGGTTTTTATACTGGTAGAAGAATCAATACTACTCTTGATGAAAAAGCAGATACTTCTTTCTATTCTCCTGCTGAAGATAAGATTGTTGTATCTTATCCTATCATCGCTCAGCGTTGCAAGCAGATTTCTGAAGGTATTGATGAAGAAGGTGCGGTTCGTGGTATGCTCTATCATGAAGTAAGCCATGCAATTCTTACTCCTTCAACACTTCGTGCGTCTGCTCCCGTCAATATCTTTGAGGATGAACGCATTGAATCCAAACTTCGCAACTACTATCATGGTGTTGATTTCCGTCAGCAGTTATATGACCTTTGTGGCGGTCATGCACCAAAAGCCGAAAATGCAGAACAAGCATTTTTCAATGCAGTTCGTTTCGGTTTGGGAAATGGCAAAGTTCAAAAAGAAATCTCCAAAGTGATGAAAAGATTTGATAATCTGAATCGTGCTACTCCACGCTATGATTGGGTAAAAAATCAGGGTGCTTCTGATTATGAAGATGCAGTTCAACGTCTGTACGACATGATTGAAGATGAGTTTGAGAAAGACCCCGATTCTTTCAATCCTCAAGGAAAATCCGGTGAGCAACAACAAATGGATAAGTTGCAGAATAGTAAGGGTGAGGGGAAATCTTCCGGCGATAAACAGGAAGAAAAGCGGTCTAACGGTAAGGGTGAAACCCAAGAAGAACAGGAAGTTTCCACCCGTAATATTGCCGAGCCGAGAGAATCTAATGAAATGTCTATGGATGAGGTGAAGCGTATGGTTGGTGCTTCACTGGGCAAGGCACCGGAACTGAATGAAGAAGAACAAACCAAACTCGATAACTTTCAGAAAACCGTTGAAATGATTATCGGGAACTTCAATAAGAAAAACCGTGGTGGTAGCGGTATTAATGCCTATTCCGGTGTATTTAATCCACGGGCGGTAGTTCGGCAGGATTATCGTTTCTTTGAGCGGTCAATGAGTACACAGGGCAATAATAAGTTTGGTACTTGCCATCTGAATCTTATTATAGACTGTTCGGGCAGTTATGAACGGAATGTTCCTTTGACTAATGGTATTCTTGCGGTGCTGTCTGAAGTTGAACGCAAGAATCGCAATTTCTCGATGGATGTTATCTTCATTAATCATGAACTTCATCGGTGTAATACAGTTCGTGATAGGCATATGAAGGCATGGGGTGGCAACTCTATTCCGGAGAATATGAAAGATATCATGAGAGAGTTGCAGAAACCGCAAACTTGCAACTACAATATCGTTCTCTTTGATGGCGATGCTATTTGCAATAACTATGATTTGCGGACAACAGAACAGTGTAGAAAACGGTTCGGTGCTTTCGATATGAAACAGACTACACTGATTTCTGATCCCGATAACGAAGATTATATGAAGAACTTCACTTCAACTAAAATCGTTATCACTCGCAACTACACCGAAGAACTGATTAAGCATATTACAAATGCTTTGACCATAGCTTTCGCATAAGGGGTTTATCCCCTTATTTTTTTATTCAAATGATATTAGGTGGTCACCACCTAAACTTTCTGTTTGACAGATAACCACAATAGTGCTATACTTATAATGAAATAGGGGAAGGACAACCCAACACAAACCAAAGGAGTTTTTTAATGAGTAATGCGATTGTACTGGACACCGAAACGACAAGTATTGACAAACCCTTCTGTTATGACATTTCATGGGTTATCATTGATAAAGATGAGCAATCTATCATTGATATTCGTGTAAATGTTGTTGAACAAGTATGGCACAACCTACCACTGTTTGAGAGTGCTTATTATAAGGATAAGCGGTTGAAGTACATTGATATGATGCGGAAGCACGATGCAGTTATGGACAAATGGGGTTACATTATGCGTAAACTGAAGCAGGATATCATTAAGTATGGTGTAACTGAAATTTATGCATACAACTCCGACTTTGATGATAAAGTAATTGCCTATAATTGTGATTGGTTCAAGTGCAATAATCCGATTGAAAATGTTCCTGTATATGATATATGGGGATATGCAAGCGAGTTTATTACCAATCAAACAGACTATAAAAAGTTCTGTGAAGAACACGAACGATTTACTGATACGGGCAATTATAAAGGTAGTGCCGAAGTAGTTTATCAGTATATCACAGATAATCCCGATTTTATCGAGGAACATATGGGTATCTTCGATAGTGAGATTGAAGCAGAAATTTTGTTCTCCTGCATTAATCGTGGGGCGAAATGGGCAGAAGGTTACAAACCTGTTAAGATTTTGCCCCGAATCGTAATGAAACCGTTTGAAATTCGTCTTGATGGTGCAACAGTTTTTAATGGTAAATACATTAAGAAATATGTCCGTAATGATGTGTACAACTTCAAGACTAAATAAGAAGGTGGGACAGAAATGTCCCACTAATCCCTCTATGAAAAATTAGGTGGTTGCCACCTAATACCATTCTTGACCATGATTCTATCATATGATATACTAACTATGCAATCAAGAGAGGATTGCAGAAAGAGAGGATTAAAAAAATGGAGTATCGTAAGGAAAATCATTTCATCGTTGCCTATAAGGACGGGCAGTGCCGTGGAAAATGGGATATTCTGACCAATCAGTATATCGGTATCAAAGGTGGAGTTCTTAAAAGTAAACCTGCATCTTTTTCTTCCCAGTTGATTGAAGGAGATATGAATCTTAGCTTGCGGTCAGCTTTTTACTTTATCGGCTACGCTGACCGTTGGAATCCTTTTACCTTAGAACATGGAAAACGCATTGAAGAAGTTCTCAGTGTTGGATTAAAACTCGGTTGTGATTGGCAGTTATGGAGAGAGTTTATCTCCAATCAGCCGAAACTGACAAAGGACTTTGTAGCCTATATAAATACAAACTATGATGGTGTTTATAGTTGTAGAAGTATTCATGACTATAATATCTATAAAAACTATAGAGATACCATTGATAAATGTGGCGATAATAAACAGTGGGCAACTGAAGCAATCGCCCGTGTAGACAGTGAAGTTCCTGTTGAGTTTGTCAAGGGTATGATTCTTCGGGCAGTTCATGAAAAAGTTTTCATGACTGAATATTCCAGCGATTTCGGTAATATTATCAATAGATGGTATAACTACATTACCTTTATTGGTGATAAGTTGGAAGTAAAGCATAATATTCTCACCAACTATGCTATCCTTAAATGGATATATGAAGAATATAAAAATGCTCATTGTGAAGAAAATTTGAAAAAGTATAACGATAAGAATTGGTTATACTTTGAAGATGATAATTATATTGTAACTCCCTTACTGAATCGTGCTGATTTCCATAAGGAAGCAGAAGCACAAGGTAACTGTGTAGAACGTTTATACATGGAAAAAGTCGCCTTAGGTGAAACCCATGTTGTAGTAGTTCGTAAAAAGAATAATCCCAATGCTTCCTATATTACTTGTGAAGTAAATAATCGTGGACAGATTGTCCAGTATCTTCTCAAGTATAATCGTTATCCTACCAATGAACTTGATATTGATTTCAAAGTTGCATATGCAACTCACCTTAAATCCTCTCTCAAAGAATAAGCCGAAAGGCTTATTCTTTTTTAAGATAGTATTAGGTGGTGTCCACCTAAACAAATCTTTGACTTTTATCGAAATTCGAGTATAATTATAACTGTAAGAAAGAGGAAGGAAAACCTCACAAACCAGAAAGGCTAAACGCTATGAAGAAGAGCGTGTACGAATCCATCCTGTCCCTCATTTCCACCATCGACACTCCCGAAGCCGAAGAAGTCCGCACTGAAATCAATGCGGAACTGAACAAGGGTAAGGCGAAAGCCGATGCTAATCGTGCCGTGTATGCCGAAATGCACGACAAGGTTATTGAAGCCCTGTCCCATGCGGTTGCTCCGGTCACCGCTCAGGAGATTGCCGATGAAACCGGATTTTCCCGTGGAAAGATCGTCTACGGTCTGAAGAACTACTGGAGTTCTGAAGTCGTGGTTGATTCCACGGGTAAGGCGAACACCTACCGTCTCGCCTAATCACCTCCTTCCTACCGCCCCGAAGGGCGGTATTTTTTATTGGGAAAACTTAGGTGGTCACCACCTAAATTGTATACAGTATTCATAGTTGACAAAAGTCAAAATTTGATGTATAATTTTATCAGAACAGAAGGAAAACTGTAAACCAGTAAGGAGTCTGTGTATGGCGAGTAAAGCAAGTTTAGAAAATGGTCTGCGTAAGAAGTTTCTTGAACTGATTACCAATACACTGAATACTCAGTGGGATATGGAATCTCTCCCTGTTAGTGCGAGTGAATTGGCAATTCCTTGCCTTGATGAAGAAGGAAATGAAAAGTTTGTACTCATCAAGGTAAGTATTCCTCGTGGTACTCGTAATGGTGAAGGTGGGTATGATGCCTACGATGGTTATGCCGCTTCCGAAGATTACAAAGCCGAACAGGAAAGCAAAGCACAAGAACGTGCGGTAAAGAAGGCTATGAAGGAAGCCGAAAAAGGTAAAAAGAAAAATGATAGTGAAGAGTAGAGCGTGGTATCATCCTAAACAAGCAAAAGATTGTCCAGTTATCTCTTGTTATGCATTAAAATTACATGATAAGGATAGAGGAGTCTGTGATGGATATTACTATTGCGGTAAGTTCTACATTGGGCAAGAAGATAGAACCGACTACATTCTATCGTGGATGATTCCGAAAGAAGGAGAGAGTGTTAAAGCCAACTAACACTCTCCACAATATATTAGGTGGTTACCACCTAATCCACCCTTTGACAACTGACGATTTTCGAGTATAATAATATATGTAAGATGAAGTGAAGGAAAACACTTAAAAACCGGAAAGGAAATTTTATTATGAAGCAGATGGTTTATGTAGTACTGGACAATGGCGAAGTTCTGGGCGTGTACGACGAGTATGCCGAGGCCGAAGCGGTTGCAACCGAAACCGCTACTATCACTCCCGTGATTGTCGGACAGACCGATGATTGCCGTGTCGGTTGTGAAACTCCCTCTGAAGTTATCACTGCTATGGAGCATGAGCTTCAGAACCTCAGCGTCCTCGAAGATGAGGATGATTGGGAAGAGGAAGATGAGGATGAAGATGAGGAATGGGAAGAGGAAGAGGATGATGAAGAAGAATCCGATCCCGTAGAAGAACTGGTATACGAGATGGACGGTCAGCGTGTTATCAGTAAGGCAGATGCCGCCGAAATTCTGCGGATGATGTATAACGTGGTTGCCCATGATCGGCGGATTCCCGATGAAGCGAAAGCCGATGTCGTGGGGCAGATGATGCTCGACTTCGCCAAGGCACATGGCATTTGGGGAGTGGATATGAGGGAGTAATCCCTCATTTTCCCCTTAACCGATATTAGGTGGTTACCACCTAATCTTTTATTTGACTTTTATCTATAAAGTAGTATAATATACTTGAGCCAAGAGAGAAAGGATGATGAGTAATGGCTAAGGTTTCTAAGACTGTGGTGGATAAGGATTTGAGAGATACTATCTTCCGTGTTCTTATGGATGATTGCGATCATGGTGAGTTTGAGTTTAAGAAAATCAATGATCGTCAGTATGGTATTATTATGACCGATCTTAATGGTGAACAGCGGTATATCCGCATCGGTGCAATTGTTGCCGAACAGCGTGAGGACATGACCGCTGAAGAACTGATGAACGCTGAAATTGATGCCTATAACACCAAGCAGGAAGAAAAGGCAGAAAAGGCTAAAAAGAAAGCCGAAAAGGCGGCTAAAGATAAAGCCGAACGTGAAGCGAAAAAGGCCGCCGAAGGGGAGTAATCCCCTTTATTATATTTAGGTGGTTACCACCTAAGTAATACTTTGACTTTTTTCTAATTTCTGCTATAATTATAAATGTCGGAGGGAGAAAGAAACAGAAACGACTTCACTGAGACAGATACTTTACTCTCGACCGAAGGGCTTTGTGAAGAAAGTAATTCGGGAACCTCTTGACAACCGGTTTAATTTATGATATACTAATTACGAAATAAAGAGAAGGAAAACTCTTAAAACCAGAAAGGAAGTATCGCTATGAAGAAAGCGACTCTTGAAACCATCCGCACTGCACTGACCGACCTCGGCTATGAGAATAAGGAAGTTCTCGATGAACTGGACTCCGAAATCAATCGGGGTGCCGCCGAAAAAGCCGCTCGTGCGGTTGCCTATGAGGGTATTCACTCCCTCGTCGTGGACAATCTGTCCGGTACTCCTATCACCTGTGCCGACCTTTTCGCCGAGATTGAAGAGGAAGTCACCGCTAAGGGTATGACTCGCCACAATGTGCAGTACGCACTGAACAATCTGTGGCAGGACGAGATCGTAAAGATCGCCGGCAAGCCGAATACTTATCGGCACGCCTAAGTTTCCAAGGGGTTTTCTCAAAGCCCCTTTCCAGTTTCATTGTATTCCAAGAGCGACCGGAAAATTACCGGTAAGGGTGAAGAGGCTAACCCTAATAAGACCGTCTGGCCAACGTGTGAACGAAGTGAGGATACAATGACGTAGGAGTGATGTGGCCAACGTTACTGACTTTGATCAAACCCCGAGCCGTAGGGCAATTCGGCAAGTTATTATCCCGACCGCTGATTACATGGCGGTCATTTTTATTTTAAAAATATTTAGGTGGTTCCCACCTAATATCTATTTGCTTTTTCTTTTATATATGATATAATATATTTGAAAGGAGAGATATGATATGACTCAGTTACAGGCTATTCGTAAGTTTGCAGATTATGCCGCAGGTGAACACGTCATTATTCTACGTGGAGATTGGGCAATGGGAATGTCTGATTCAAAACCTCGTTTATATGTACCATATAATATAATGCAAAATGATGATAATGATAAGTTATTTCGGTTTGATTTTATTGCTCGTTGTCCTCTTGCTCGTGGATTTGCTAATGTCACGATTTCTATCCTACATGAAATCGGCCATCATTTTAATCGTGAGTCATATATCACTACAGATGCAGAACAATATGATGCATCAGAAGGATATTGGCACTTCATGCTCCCGTGTGAAATGGATGCAACAGATTGGGCAATCGAATGGTTGCAAGATTCCGAACATCGAAAAATAGCAAAACAATTTGAAAAAGATTTCTTCGGCTATTGATAGCCGATTTTTATTTAGGTGTTAAACACCTAATACATAAAGGGTTCACTTGAAAAAGTGAACCCAATTTTTTGTAAACTTTTTCCATGCCTTATCATACCAACATTCTTCATAACGATAAAAAGTATCAACTACAATACGATAGGTTGGATATTTTACATTAGGATTGTTGGAGTCGGATTTTAATAGCCATAGTTCATTCTCCCATTTATCTCCCGGTCCAACCCAGTTTGTAGCGTGCCATTCCGTCTTACCTATTTCATGAATTGAATCAAGAATATTTTCATCACTAAGATTCCCATCATATTCTTGTCCGCCATAATATACTTCATCAGTATTAAGATGCCTATAAATCAAACGTTTAATTGCAATCTTCTTCATTATTCTTCTCCCCCACTTCCGGCAAATATTGCAAGGGTATTTTCTTCTTCATCATATTCAACCCATACATTCTTACTCGCCCACCCAGTACCATCATCGCTCATGATAGTAGCATTTTTAGGAACTTGTTTCAATTCTTTCAGTAGCTCTCTGACCGTCATACTCACATCTCCTTTGAATAAAAGCACCAATGTCCATCAAACTTATATTCCATCTTGAATCCTTCTGATTCAAGTATATGCCGAACCGCATAGTTATCTTCCCACGGAGTTACACCAACTTTACAGTTATGAATATACCGAAGTATCTCATGCATAGCAAAACGAGCAATTCCCTTATGCTCATTCTTTTTATTGAGAATACACATTCGTTTGATGGCAAGATAGTCATAGTCATAGTCATATACAAGTGAGAAGGTAGCAAGTACCTTATCTCCCTCATATACACAATACAACCGACCCCATGTAAAGTCATCCTTTATATGATTACAAGTACAAAAGGGCAGTTGTTTCCTACATACTGCGTTCATAATCCAACGATAGTCGGATTGGGTAGCAACTCTAATCCTCATCGGGATTCTCCTTTCCATATGCAATTGCGTGATCTTCAATCCATATCCACGCATCATATAAAATCTTATCAGCGCTTTTCTGCCCGTCCTTTAGTTTATTACCACGATTCCAATAATATAAGAGTTTAGCGGTAATACCATAAAGTTCAGTTGCAGGAACATACCAGTTCGCAGGAATTTCATTAAACTTTGTCTGAGCGAATGTTTCTTCAATAGTCTTACGAGTAACTTCCATATCTCTCACCTCGCATATAGTATATCATATCTTATCTCTATTGTCTAACTATTATTAGGTGGTGCCCACCTAACTTCTTACTTGACAAATTCACGTAAATATGCTTATCCCCTTGTATACAGTATACAGTATACAATTTCAGCAAATCGTGCCCGCGGGCGTAAGGGTTTCGAACCTGTCAAGTATTTGACACATCGCACGCGTTCTCACTGTAAGCTGGAATCATATAAGCTGGGTAAGCTGGGCGTGAGCTGGGCTTGCGTGTATAAGCTGGAACTTGCTGTCAAACATTTGACATAAGCTGGAAATTATGCTATAATAAGCTGGGATAATATATAATATATAATTATCATAAAATAAGCTGGAAGTCAAGTTTGTATACAGTATACAAGCTGCATAAGCTGGACTTTCGTCGGTGCCTCAAATTCGAGGCGAATCAGTATTTAAAAAATTTTTTGAGTATAAGTGTCCCGAAAGGTGTAAAAAAAAATTACAACGACGAAAAATCCTATTGCGGACTATCGCGAGAACCGGCTTAACATCGGGAATACAGAGACCTTCCGCAATAGGATTCTACGTCGCCGTGAAAATGAAGACACAAGTCAGGAGAAGCTGGATCACGCCCTCGCGCAGAGGCGTAATCAAATGTTTGACTTTTAATTGTCAAATACTTGACAAAGCTGCTACTCGTATGTTATAATAATAAAAAATAAATTTTAAAAAAAATTTAATAATTTGACAAATAATTTAATAATAAAAAAAATAAAAAAATATTTGACAAAAGTCAAAATTCGGCGCACGCATACCCAAAAATAGCCTATTTTTACCCGCACCCCTAATCACACCCTTAAAAATACCAATACACACCTTCGCATCACACGCCCATTAGCTACACTTTTCTCATCCTTACTTTTTTACTAACTTAAATGTACGCCTTTTGTTGACCTTTGTCTTATTTTTATTTGTAGGAGAATAATTTTATGACAGCATTCATTGTTGATACGTATAATAAGTATGATGTTTTTGATAGGGAGCATTCCCGCTATACATTTGAGATAAATGGAGTGGAGTATGCTATTAAAGAGGTTTAGTTGAAGTGGGGACGCCCACGTCTTCCACTCCGTATAGGAGAAGATAAGGCCGCAGAACCCTACACTATCTACGACACATACGAAGACGCCCTACGCTTCGTTCATACTATTAAATCTATCAATTGACAAATTTTATAATTTATATTATACTATGAGTAGATAGGAGAATATCTACTCTATTTTAGGTTATATTGGAGGTAGCACATGGACACATACGCAGTTTTTACATGGAAATTAGCTAATAAGTTATTTGAGTTGGGGTTTAAGCCAGTAGGTAAGCGGCTAAACTATAAAGACCCTACTCAAGAAGTAATATTATTTGAAGATACCCCATCACTTCGAGAAGCAATACGCAAACTTACCAATAAACAGTAAGTTGACCGCAAGAGCACAAGGAAGTGATGTAAGATGGCAAATTATGCCAACCAAAAGAAAATAAAGCTGGGACATCTCCCAGATATAACACATAAGAATGGCAGCGATGGCGCGTGGTTGCAGCCGCTAGAATGGGATCCAACTAAGTATGCAATGCGCACCCTCAACGGCAATGCCTTCAAGTTATGGATGTACCTATTGTCATGGGAAGGTAAAGGAATATATGATTTCTCGCCTGCAAACCTAGCTAAAGAGTTAAAGATGAGTGATGAGGGCGCCCGCAACGCCCGCAAAGAACTACTTGACAAAGGTTTCCTACAAGAAATTAGCGAGAACGTAATGGAATTTTTTCCAGCACCACCCTCTCCGTGAAGGTCAAATTTTTTGGCTTTGCCCATATTTTTATTTATATATATTTATATATATTATTATATATTTATATTACTTTCCAAATTTTTTGACACCTTCGCCAAAAAATTTGGCGATGACTGTCAAATTTTTTGACACCTTGTGTCAAATTTTTTAGGCAATCAGATGTGTCAAATAATTTGACCTTCAAAGTAGGCATCTTATACAAAAAATTTGACAGTTTGCCTACCGCGAAAGCCAAAAAATTTAGTTAATCAACTGTCAAATTTTTTGACACTTTCCGCCGCGAATCTAATACTTGACTTTATATATAATTTATACTATAATTATGATAGTAAGAAAGGAGAATATTATGGATCCAGATATTCAAGCTTTTATAAATCATATTCCCTATGATAAAAAATATGTACATACACTATTAAAAATAGATTCATATAATGAAATTATAAAAAATCTTGGACACTTTATTTTAAATCGCTCCACAACTTTATGGAGTAAAAATACACCAGAAATGCAGGAACTGCTTGACTTCATTGATGGTAATGGATTTGAAGTATATCGTCCAAAAAAAATAATAATATGGGATAATTATCCAATAAAAATCATACCAATATATTCGGAGGAAAAAAATGAAAAAGAAGTACAACCCACTTTCACTGAATACGTATCCTTTGAGGAAACGAGTGTATCTTACACATCCTCTGCGGCTAGTGAAGACTATGTACCACAACATCAGAAACTTTATTTACCGCGGCCGCTACGGATACTGTCCCCTCGATGCATGGAACTTCTGCGAATGGTTCCCACGCGTCGGGGCCGAAGCACTTCATTACCTCGCCCTCCATAACGAAGGATATCCCGCGATTGAGCCGTGGAATACGCCTAGAGATTGGGATGATTATCTTCTTTATATGAGTCAGCGGCTGAAGCGTTGCGCCGACTCCCAAGACATTGAGTTTGGAGAAGACCGCAACGAATATGCATCTCAACTTGATACTATTATGAGAAATCATAGGGTTCATACTGAAGATGGAACTAAGATAACGGAACTTACTCCTGAAGAAGAAGAGATTCGTACTAAATACTTTGCGCGCGAAAAAGAAATTCTTGATGCAGATATTGCATATGATATTGAAACATTCAAATGGTTGGCTGAAGATATAAGGAGGATGTGGGATTGATTGCTAATTTGATTTTAAAATCACAAAATTATTATTGTAGTAATTGTATGGTACGACAATCCCAATTACTACCCCGATGTTCCTTTTGCGGCTATTTATTTAGCAATTATGAGAATATTGTTATTGAAAATAGTAGAACTCAAGACCGTCGTAGTGAAATAGAGGAGATGATAAGTAATGAAAGTTACATTCGTAGAGGAACTTAAACATAAATGTGCATGGCGCGAATGCATGTTCTGCAAACGTTGCGACTCATTTCATTTTAGAGTTCATCATCAAATAGAACCAACTGAAGAATGGTGGATAGAATGTTTTAATTGCGAGCGTGAAACTGAACCAGCACCAGATTATAAAACTGCTAAAGAAAGGTGGAAAAATATATTATGATGACTCTAATGTATATTATTACCGGTACTCATATTGCTTGTACTTTAATAGCATTAGTTGCTCTTATTATGTATTGGCGCGAAAGGAGACAGTAGAATGAAGAATGATACACTTGGCATTATCTATATCCTAAAAGGATGGGGTAGAACTAAATTAAATACTGAAGAAGAAATTGCAGAATTTTTGCGCCAGTATCGCAATACTGACTATCGCTATACTCATGAAGATTTATTGAAAGAATTGAAAAAAGCGGCAGTAGACTATGTTTCTACTTGTGATAATGCTTTTCACGAGTTCAATCGTTATATGCTTTTAAGTGATAGTGTTGTATTTCCAGATTCGGAATGGCATAGGCTGCGTGTATTTCTTGGGCAATGTGTCTGCCGAAATAAAGATACATATATTAATGGTTTTCGAGATAATCCATGTCTTGATTTACCTATATTTAGAGGTATTGAGAATGATACAGAAAGTAACGAATTGTAAAAATTGTGATGCAGCGCTGGACCCATTCAAACCGCACTGTGAATTTTGTGGTACAAAAAACGTTAATCTAACCGCGCTAGACCTTGCTAGCGGCGAACCCGCAAACTTCATATTCAAAATGCCTTCTAATATTAAGATAGTAGATAAGAATGGCGCGGATATATACATGACAATTCTCGCCATTCCGTCTCTCGAAATGATGACAATGGTACAAGATAGTGTAGATGTATATGGTGGGTATATAAACGAACCACTCGCGCGCTATAATACCGGCGCTTCGCTTGAAGTAGGACTAAAATTAACTACCGTCTATCAACCACAAAAAGAAAAACAAACACTTTGTGAATTACGAGTAGGTGAGTAGTAATGCTAACGTTATTTACTGCTCTCGAAGCTCGCGCCATTTCCTACCTAACTAACCCTATAGATTGGTCTTTATATACTCATATTGAAGTACGTATTCTTGATAGTGTGCAACACGGTGGTACACATCTACTATATGCAGGTGAAATCAATAATCATGTAGTAGATGCTCTTCGCGCGCTAGGATATGATGTAACCTATCTCGAATACGAGGGTCAAAAGAAAATGATTCGTATAGATTGGACTAATATCAGATGTCCCGATAGTTTAGTATGTCCAAAGGAGATTAGAAAAAATGATGACAGCTAAAGAAGCAAGAGAAATCGCAATTGACGCCGTATCCACTAGGATTGATAATGATATTAAAAGAGCAGAAGAAGCTATTACTAGGGCCGCAAAAGCAGGTGAATTTCAAGTAGATATGTATGAACTATTACCAGTAGTGCAAGAAAAATTAACACGATTAGGCTATAAAGTTAAAAATCATATTGATGATGAATATGAAAAGTATACAAGAATAAATTGGGGATAATAAACTGACGCGAAAGCGTCTTTTTTTATTTGGATAAATAAATTATAATGCTTTGATTAGAAGTTTGATACTCTATAATAGAGATTTTTGGAGGTGAATTTGATGGCATATACTCTTAATTTGACATACACTGGTAGTGGAACTAAACCTCTTTTATGGGATTATCAAAGTGGAATAAATTTTTTAGGAGGAAATTTAGATTAGTCTATAATACTTAAATTATCTCCATGGTGCACTAAATTTCAAATTAGTACTGCTGGAATATATAATGCTCAAAATGCTACAGCTGGAACAGCTTATATTATATATAGACCATCTTCTTCATCAGAAACTACTTTAGCATCAATTAATTATCCTTCTACACCTGGTACATTTGGTGCAATTACTTTAGTTCCAACATTAACTATTACAAATACAACTTATTTAACAAATATAGATAAAATTTATATTAGAAGAACAAGTAATATAGGGAATTATTGGACTTCTAATTCTCCTCCTATATATACATTTACTTATTCTATTCCAGAAACAGAAATTTAGGGACAATATATAAAAACAGAAACACCTGGACAACAAAATAGTACTACTGCTGGATAGCTTATTGCAGCATTAGATAATTCATGTCGTCCTAGTAAAAATGCTATACTTCAACCAATACAACATGCAAAATTTACAACTAGTAAAAGTACAGGTTTCGAAAATCTAGGCTCATCCAATGTATTATGTACTGCAACGGCTTTAATAACTTGTATGAATAATATTAGCAGTCATAAATTAATAGATCAAATGTTTTAATATTATATTAAACAATTATAAATAAAATATATAAAGGCAGGTGAATTCCCAATATGCAACCCCCAAACCCATCACTCCCTAAAATTTATCCATGGGACGAATATAATGTCACTCTTGTAATGCAATGGCTTTTCGCGCAAGCATCAAAAACCGGATTCACCGGCACCTTTGATGATTTCAAGCTACGTTATGGCGCATATGTAGAAGCGGCCGACTCGCAGTAACATCTGCTGACGATGGAAAAATTTTAAAGGTTGTAAATGGCGTATGGACCGCCGTTACACCTGATTAAGGAGGTATATTAATATGAAAAGAGAAATTTACGAAGTCTACGCTAAAGTCGTAGATGCAAATGGTGCATATAATACATTAAGTGGATATCCAAAAGTATTTGATTCTCATCAATACAACGATAACCTAGATAAAGCACGCAAACGTGCCTATGGTGAATATTATGAAGTATTGGGTCAAATGTGTAAGCGTGATGATAGACAGCAACAAATTGCAATGATTCTTCGCGGCAGCGATGGAGTGCAAATTGAAAGTATGTATCTTGGTACAATCAATGATTTACCAGACCCAGAACCCGAACCTGAAGGTGAATAATAAATGGCGGCAGAAATGCCGCCATCTTTTTTTATTTGACTTTAACTAAAATTATGATATAATTATTATAGATAGAAAGGAAAGATTAAAATGAATGTAAAAGTTTTTAATGTTGATGAAATAGCGGCATATCGTAATGAAGATGGTACATATCAAGTTATTGTGAGTATGTCAGGAACAGATGATAATGGAGCACAGCATCAAAGTACGATAAAAATACCTAAGTCTCATCTTGATTTTAATATGACAGTCACGCCTTTTGTCGATACAGAATATGAAATTATATTGAGAGGTTAATATGAATAGGGATAGTTTAGGCGATAGGATGAAAGAATATGAAAATGTAGAGCGGCGGTATCTGCCACGGCGAGCACCATTGATTGTACGTATTGATGGTGTACATTTTCATAGTTATACAAAAGGATTTGAGCGGCCAATGTATGAACCATTTCGTCGAGCTATGGAATATACTATGCTTGATCTGTGTGAAAACATTATGGGCTGTAAGTTAGGATATACTCAGTCTGATGAAATTACACTTTTACTTACAGACGATGATGATTTGGAAACTCAGGCTTGGTTTGGGAAAAATCTGCAAAAAATTGTAAGCATATGTGCTAGTATGGCAACATATTACTTTAATAAGAATGTAAAAGAAATTCTCGAACTTGGTCCTGGCTCTGAAAAACTAGACTTGCGGCCGCTTGCTGATGCATATGAACACAAGCAAGCTTGCTTTGATGCTCGTGCATTTGTATTGCCGCGAGAAGAAGTATTAAATATTTTTGAGTGGCGGCAGCAGGACTGCTATCGCAATGCTATTGAAAGTACTGGACGAGCATATTTTTCTCACAAAGAGCTTGAAGGTGTACCTTGTAAGCGTATTAAAGAAATGCTTATGGACCTTTATAATGTAAACTTTGATGAGTTTTATCCTACTTGGTTTCGCCGCGGAGTGTGTGCTTATAAAAAGCTAACTCCTGTTGAAACACCAGAAGGCGAGTATATTTCTCGTCCTAAATGGACATTGGACTATAATATTCCAATCTTCCATCAAGAACCAGAATACATTGAAAGAGTGGTGTATCATCGTGGAAACGTTTAATAGTTTAATGCAGGCTGTTGAAACAGAATGTCCTCCTGGATTAAGTTTTGAATGGCCTAATTTAATTGCTGTAAAGCATAAACCAATAGAACTTGAAGCACAATATGTAATGCATAACGATATTGTTGAAGAAGATCCTCAAAATGCAGACATAGTTGTTAGAGAATCATTGGCTAGACA